GCTATCCAATAATTTAAAGTATCGGTCTTTCTTTTAAAATGAGAAATACGTTTAGATGAAAGTGCAACATGATAATCACCTTCCATTATTTTATTGAGATTTTCTGTTTTGAAAATCATACGAAATGTCTCATCCGTTTTTCCAACAGTAGTTGAAAATCTATCTGAACTTGCATTACCTGTATCTGATACAACAAGTTCAATTTCACCATTATTGCTCTCAACTACAACTTCAGGTAATCCTAAAGTATTGGCCGCATTAACAGTTGTTTTAAATTGTTCATGTGACAATTCAAATACTATTTCTGGTTCTGGAAAAGATATCTCTTTTTCTGGTGGTGTTTGAAACATTGAACTGCTTCCACAATAACGATAGATTGCCGAATGTTTATCATCAGCGATAGACACTCCACTCTCATCAAAATTTAATTCTGGGTCATTGAAAAGAGAGAGTGTTCCTAAAAAACGATTCACTTCATAAATCGGAAATTTTCTTGGAAAATCTTCTTCAATTTCAACAGAGGTTAGAATTGTATTTAAAGGAGAAACCGTTTTAAGAGTTTTTCCTTCTTGGAATTCTATGCTCTGATTAATGTTTGCATAATTTTTTAACAAATTAATTGTTCGTTCACTTATTTTCATTTTAATTCTCCTTTTCACGTTGATAATAATTATCATGTAGGTATAACATAATTATAACATAATGCACTACCTTTGTCAAGTCGCTACGATTAAACCCACCCTTCTTACCATATCTTTGGGCATATTTGATAATATTGCCGATACAAAATCCTTCACCATGTCCTGCATCAGCAATAAATTCTGTTGATTGTATTTTATTTTGAGCATAATGAGAAGTATAAGTGGAATCAATAGCATTCCAAATTTCCTTCAAATATTTGCCTTCATCAAAAACATAATCAACTTTTTTTCTTTCGTTTTCCTCTATTTCTTTTTCGTTTTTCATGTCCACTCACTTTCGTTGCATTATCCATTCCATGTGCGGCAAATTCAAGATTTGCTAAACTAGCCATAGAACCACTGAATACATAAGATCCCATATGTCCAAGTTTCATCCATGGGCACAAATATATTTTATATCCCAATCTACGAACAAATTGACAAAAGAAATAATCTTCAGAAAGATATCTGTCACTTTCTCCTGCAATATCACCCAAATATGCTTTTGAATCAATTACTGTATCAAAATATGCATGAATTATTCTATCACCAGTAAAATGTTCTGAACGATTGTGGTCTGGACGATATGCGAATTGAGGATATGCTTCTTTAAAATCATTAAACACTTCTCGTTTTATCAACATAAAGCCAGTTCCAATTTCTAAAACATCAACTGGTTCTGCAACTTGAATTTTATGTGTATTTTCTACTGGATTGAAAACATAGTCGCCAGTATATTGGTCTAAAACAGTAGGGTCTTCATCTGCGAGCCCACTATCAACTGCATTGCGAACTTTTTCCCATGCAATACATTTTTTCGGATAAGGCCCACCAATTATGTCTTTATCTAATGCGGCTAAAGTCAATACATCATTTGGGTCATAATGTATATCTGCATCAATAAACATAAGATGAGTATATTCACTTCGTAAAAATTCATCACACAAATAGTTTCTGGCTCTTGGAATTAAGGACTCATTGAAAAGATAAAAGAATTTCAAGTCCATTTCATACTTAGTAGATAATGTTGCAAGGTCACAACTTGCTTTTGCGTACATTCCACTGCACATCCCCCCATACATTGGAGTGCAAACCATTATCTTTTTTTCACGTAATTCTTCAACTGGTATTTTTATATCCATTATTTTCCATTTTTAGTACATACAAAAATAGGAGTCAGTCATTTCAACCAACCCCTATTCTTTTATTTAGAATGGTCTTAAATCTTCGTTTTCTTCTTCAGTTTCAGACGATTCAGAATCTCCATTTTCTTCCTCATCGGAAGGCATGGAAACCTTATCATCCAACTTGGAATACAAGTCCATGAAAGTTTCTTTGGTTTGGTCATCAAACCTTGCAACACACATTGCAATCGCTTTCATGCGATCATTGAAGATTGAAAACGCTTGGACAATGTGAACCAGACGGCGAGTAGCAATGATTTCATCAACTCCACCATCATAGAAAGTTTTGCGAATCAAATCCGCCCAATCTACCAGTTTCCCAGCAAATTCCGAATCTTCACAACCAAGAGATTCCATCAACTTTATGATGATTTTTCTCTCAACTGAAACAGAAGGATATTCTTGTTCAACTGTGATAGGAAACCTTTCAAGAAAGGCTTCGTTCAAGATATTTGTTCCAATGAACCGACCATCTTCAGAACCTTTACCTTTGGTGTTTGCAGTCGCCATGACTGTAAAACCTTCTTTCGGACGAACAATCCTACCTTCTTTTTTAATCAAGAGAGGATTTCCTTCCAGAACAGGCTGGAGACACATAATCTTGTTTGATGCAAGGTCAACTTCATCAAGAAGAAGAGTTGCACCACGTTCCATCGCCATCGTAACTGGCCCGTCCTGCCAAACCGTCCTACCATCAACTAATGCATAGTGACCAATCAAGTCATCTTCATCAGTTTCAATAGTAATATTCACCCTGAAAAGTTCTTTTTTCAGTTCAGCATGAACTTGTTCTATCATCATGGTTTTTCCGTTTCCAGAAAGACCAGTAATAAAAACAGGATAAAATTGACCAGACTTTTTGATGGTTTTTACATCACCATAATGTCCGAATTTTACATATTCCTTAACTCTTGAAGGAACATATGATTCTTTGTCCGTATTTGGAAATTCAATGACATTAGTTGCCATAGATACTTCTTCCGATTTCATTGCAACGTTAGTTGCAAGAGAAACTACATTAGATTCATCAACAGTTTCGGTTGATGAACCATTAACAGTAGGAAAACGATATTCTCCCCTGTCAATTTTTTCACAAACATCAACTAAAAACCAAGGGCGAATAACCCCAAGCTCTTTATGAGTTTTTGTCTCATCTGTGAATCGTGAAATATCCTTTCTGGTAAAAATCTCATTGCCAACAAAGGAACGAAACGCATCAAGAGACTTTTCTTGTTTTTCATTCAACATCATAACAAATAATCTCCGTATTGGAGGTTTAAAATAGGAGAGAAGTCAATCTTCTCTCACTTTCACAATTATATTATATCAAATCTGAACACGAATGTCAAGTTTTTTCACGCAACCTTCTCAACAAATGCATTGAGAAGAATACGATTCTGTAACTTGCCCTTGGTATTCTTTTTCAGAGCTTTCCGAAGTTCTGATTTAGAAGAACCAACTTCAACTTCACCGATATGGTCAACTTCATCAATTTCAAGTCCTTTAACATTAATGACATAAAGTTCATCATAAGCTGTTCCCGTATCAATCAAGAATTTATTCTTACGAAAATAAGAAACATCTTCTTCGGTGGGATAACGATTTATAACCCAACTCAAATTTGAAACAACTCTTTTTCCACCACCAGAAGTCAGAAAAAATCCAAGAAGATTAATTCCAAGTGATTTCTTGAGTCCAAGTAAAAGTAAAGAAGTCATTCCATCTCTTGAATTTTTTATATCATTGGGATATATTCTCATACGAGTTGCAGGGTCATCAATATGAACAGCATCACCTCTTCCGAAACCATGAACTACATTATCTGAACCTACATATTCACGACTACGATTACTTTGACCATCTGTCAAAAATACTGTATTAACAATCTGTGCTCGGGACTTCATTTTGAATTCTTCAATCACACTTTTTGCAGCGATAATCGTATCATCCAACGGAGTTCCACCAAGTGAAAAATTACTAGGCATTCCATAAACATGATTTCTAGAATAATAATACATATAACGTGAATTAAAACATTCTGCAATTAGAAGAAGATTCCGATATGCATCATTCAATTCTCTTTTTCGCATTCTGGAAGAAAATAGATTTACCAGACGAAAATTTGAACTAACAACTATATCGTTTTTCTTATAATCTGCAATCTTCTTTCCAAGTGCAGTAAAATTATAAGGCATTCTTTCATTCTGCTTCCAATATGCATCATTATCTTCATCTTTCCAATCCCGATAATGGTCATTGAAAGAATATACTTCAAAAGGAATTTGAACTTTTGAACAGAACATTGTTAGATTAATCAACTGTTCAATTGTCTCTTTCATATAAGGGCTCATTGAACCAGACCAATCTATGAACATAACCATACCGTGATTTTTTCCTTCAGGAAAAGAAGTAATCTGTTGAAACAGATTTTCACTATACTTATATGCATGAATCTTGTTCATGTCCAGAGTTCCCTTTTTTGAATTATATGCCCTACGATGAATATCTGCGGCTTTCTTCATTTCAAACTCTTT